TATATATATAGAAACAAGGGGTTAGTTGTATTTTTCGGGTGTATGGACGATTTCAGGAAAAATACATGTCTCCCCGCGAAGCGTGACCGTTGACGAAATGCCGACGAATCCGGCTTTATGCGCGAATTCCCGAGCACCCGAGAAGGATTCCCGCAATGGACATCATACGCGACATGATCGTGGCAGACCGTGGAAGCCCGAGGCAGTTCCGCAAAGGTCCGCTTCCCGAAGACGTGGGGCCGGATACCATCGGCCGCTTGCGTCGTGCCGGTGCGCTGCCTGCCATCGTTCTGGACGAAGCCGATAACGCGGCTATCGACGCCTTCGCTCAACTCATCGAGACCGCCCCGGCCCGCAAGGGCAAGACGAAGTAAGGACGAATGTCCGGCCTTGAGATACGCGCGGACTGGAATACGGCAGAGGTCCGCGCCCTCATGCGCAAGATACAAGGCGCCCGGTTGCATCAGGCGCTTTCCGTGGCAGTCAACACCACGGCTAAACAGGTCCGCACCAACGCGGCTCGCATCGTAGCGAAGCAAGGCGGATTGAAGCGGGCCGATGTTGATCCCTCGATACGCATCTATCCCTATTCGAAGCCCACAACGCTAACCGCGACTGTCCGAGGCAGCGGCAGGCCTATAGCGCTTGTGAAGTTCGCGGCGAGGCAGACGAAGACCGGTGTCAATGCAAACGCCTGGGGCGTCCGAAAGCTCTACAAAGGCACGTTCATTGCAACGATGCGGTCAGGGCATGAGGGGGTGTTTATCCGCACCAGCAAAAAGCGATTCCCGATCAAAGAACTATGGGGGTCAGGTGTTACCCAGGTCATGAGCCAAGCCATTGAGCAAGGCCAGCTTGTGACCGATGCGCAAGACCGTCTCACCACGAACGTGATACGGCAGTTGAAGCGTTACGCCTTCAAGGGTTGATCCCTGATACATCACAAACGTTGATGCATTACGCGACGCCCTACGCCGTTGCACCCCTCGGCGGAAGGATCAATGCCCGATGCCTCAAAGGCCGAAACCTGAATTATATCAATGGCTTAGGATTTCGCGGGTCCTTCCCCGGCCGCGCCAGGGGTGAGGGGGACGCTGCGGCGCACATTCTCTCTAGCGTCTGGCCCGGCCAAACGTATACCTTCACTATGCGCCACGAATAGAAACCATCGCTTTCGTTGATGGGTTCGGGAATTCCGCGGTGCCCTGCCTCGGCGGAATCAGTCAACGACTTCAAAGCGTTCCCAGGTCGGCGTCAGCGCTCGGGCCTCGCAATCGTCATATGCGCGCTATTCGTCTAGCAGTTCCTTGACAGATCCGTGCCGCAAGAACTCTTCGCCGCGAAGGTGCTGGACCCTGGCCCGCAACCCAGGTTTCACCCATTGTGTCGCCGGGTACTTCTTTCGCATCGCCTCGCTTGGTGGGGCACCGCCCGCCTTCGCTTTGACCTTCGCCCATAACCGTTCGCGAGCTTCACGGCCCAAGGTGATGACGGCGGCCCCGACATAGTGATGGGTGCCCGGTTCCACGAACCTGGCAATGGCTGGCTTCCCGGCCTCGCGCTCGACCCCGACAAGATCAAGATCAGTGTGCTTGTAGCTTTTCGCCTTCGTCCAGTTCGCGGTCGGGCCGCTGCGATAGACGCTATGGGCGCGCTTGGACACGACACCCTCAATTCCGGCTTGGTCGACCAGATAGAAGATCGAAGCGGCGTCGCCTGGCAACGTCTCGCTGAATTGAATCCGGGTGCCAGGCTTCACGATGCTGTAGAGCATTTCCCGCCTCGCCTTGCAGCCGATGTCGCGCAAGTCATGGCCGTTGAGGTGCAGGATATCGAACGCCCCCAGGATGGCGGCGTATGGGTCTTTCTGGATAACCCGCTGCATCAGGTGGAAGTCGGGCCGGCCGTCGGCGCCAGGCACCACGGCCTCCCCGTCAATGATGGCGGACTCTACCTCAAGCTCGCGGGCGGCCTCAACGATGCCGAGGTATCGTTTCGTCCAGTCCGCGCCGCTACTCGAATAGGCGCGGACCTCGCCGGCTTCGATGATGACTTGCGTTCGGTAGCCGTCTAGCTTGATCTCATGAATCCAGTCGTCGCCGAGCGGCGGGCTCTTCACAAGCTTGGGCTTCATTGGCGGTATGAACACAAGACGCATGACTGACTCGCTGGCGGCGATTCAATCAGCTTCTACTAAAATAGTTCCGAAGGCCCTAGCGTTGCGGGTTGAGCGCTCCTTAAGCTCCTTGCCGTACAATGATGGAATGATGCCCGTACCGCCCAACCCATATATCATCGCGTTGATCGCTTTTGCCGGAACCATCATCGGCGGCGCCATTTCGTTCGGAACACAGGCATGGTTGCGGTTCTACGAACGTAAGCAGGACCGGCGGTCGCTCGCCTTAGCGTTCGCGGCCGAAATTGAAGGCTATCTCAAAATCGTCGAACGGCGGAAACAAGTGCAATCGGCGGAAAATCTTTTACAACAGGCTCTAGCGGGGCAACCCACTTCCCTTCGCGGCTTCCTTAGCCAGAACGACACCCAGATGGAAGCTTTCCCGATTGCCAGCGCGAATGTGGGAAAGATCGGTTTGCTCGGCCCGTTGAGCGGCGAGGTCGTCCAATTCTACACCTTGGCAAAAGCAGTTCGGGCCACGGGGGTCGACGCCAATGCAGGCCGGTACGACAGCTATACCCCGGCGCAAATGGCGAGTCTGATCGAAGAGGAATTGGCCGTCTGGCGCATGGCCGTCAATCTTGGAAACACGCTCGTGAAAATGCTCCGGCGTTGATGGGTCAGGTTCCTCATCCCGTTCCCGTTCTTCCGCTTCCTCTAGAGCCTTAAGCAGTGAGACGAAGTTGCGAGGCAATACCGGATCAACTTCCAGCCCTAACAGCTTGTGCAGTGCCCGCCGGTTTTGCTCGTCCCGGATCATCGAGCGAATGGCTTTCGCGCCAGCCTGAGAACCTTGCGCCATTGGAGGTCGTCCACCCTGTATCCGGGGAAAAACTCCCCGCATCTGGAGTGGTTCCAATTCGGCTCATCTGTACGCGATCAGTTCGGCGGTCGCCCAAAAGCCGACCGCCATGAACAACAGCACCATAAAGGCGAACGCCAAGAGCTTCATTGCACTGCCTTCATGCCGCCTCACCCGCCGCTGGCCTCGCCTTCCATGATGCCAGGCCGATAGCGGCGCGGCCCGCCGAGGTCCGGCGGCGTTGCCATCCCGGCGCCTGTCTCATATCAGCGAGGCCGAGGTCGACCAAGCCCATGAAGATTTTGTCGAGCCCATCGTCGGGGGCGTCCGTCCACTCGTCGGACAGCCGCCGAAGGGTGCGCGCTTGTGCCGGTGTCAACATCAGCGCCACCCCGCGAGCGTGCGCCATTCGACCGGCCGACCTTCGGCGAAAGCGCGGTTGACGCCCTCGCCCATGCCCTTGGATATCCCGAGGTCGGTATAGACAACGGTCGCCTCGGCCACCCTGCCCCACGCCAGGCCGGCGTCGATGCCTCGGGCGCGTTCCACGGGGTTGCCATCGTCCAGCACGCCGGGTTGCGTATAAAGCAGATGGCTAGCCGCCGGGGCGTCACCTCGCGCCAGGCAATCCCGCATCGCGGCCCGAGCATAGGCCACGTTGCGATTGACGTCGCCGGCATACGGCGACTCCAGAATGACCAGCCGCCACGGCGACGGGAACGGTTTCGCGCGCGCCTCGCCAAGCTGTTTCAATTCGTGCCGGGAGAAGTGGTCGCCGAACGGGTCATAGGTCGCGATAAACTCGGCGGCCCGTAGCGGCAGTGGCTTCGCGTTGTCGCTCATGCCGCCACCTCGGGCGCCGGGATCAAGTAACGCGTTTCCTCGCCCTTGATCTTCCGGCAAACGATGTTGTGGCCTTTCTTGCGAAGGGTGCCCGCGATGTAGCCGCGCAAGGTGTGGGCCTGCCATTCCGTGCCTTCCATAAGCTCGGCGAAGGTGGCGCCGTTCTCGCGCGACACAAGCTCAATGATCTTCGCCGCCTTCGTTTGCTTGGGCGCCTTCGCTGGCTTCGGACCCTCGGTAGCGACGCGCTGGCGCCGGGCCTCACGGCGAGCCTCGATTTCCTCGGGCGTCGACTTCGTCGGCGGGAGGTCCGCAACAGCGGCGCGCATCGCTGCCGGCGTCATCTTCGCGGCCTCGGCCACGGTCGCCTTGACCTCGACCGGCTCGGCGGTAGCGTCGCCAGCTATGACGGTGATCGGCTCGGCGAGCCGCGCCGCCGTTTCATCGTACGGCCGGCCGTTGACGAAAGCGGCGGCGATGATGTCGGCGGGGATACCCTCGGCCAGCACCTTGGACGGCGCGGCGACATGGGGATACCATTCGCGGGCGCCGGGGCTCACCGCCACAGGCTCATCCGCAATGTAGCCGGGGAACTTGCCGGCCAGTTGCTTGGCAAAGCGCTTCGCATTCGACTTCACATTGAAGGACTTCATTGTCGTTTCCAATTCGGCTAGAGTGTTTGCAATTCGCAAACGCCGACATAGCGTCGAATATGCGTGATGTATATAGCTAGGATCAAAAAAAGTGGGGCGCCGGAAAAATCTTGAGGGCATCAGCCTAGCCGCTTTTGCCCGAGAAATGGGCGTTACGCCCAACGCGGTGAGGCAAAGAGTGCAGCGCGGAAGCCTGGCCGGGGCCATCCTGGCAGACGGTTCCGTCGACGCGGTCAAAGCGCGGGTCCAATGGTTTGCAAATAGCAACCCAAACCAGCAAAGGCGGAAGCCGGCGGCGAAAACTTCCAAGCTTCGCGAGGCCGCCGAGGGCGCCCAGGAAAACAGCGAATACGACCTCAAGGTTGAGCGAATGGCCGTCGACCTTGAGGCCGCCAAGATCAACCTTGAACGGCTAAAGGAAGCAACGGTCGACCGCGAGGAAGCGCGCCGCGCGATCCGTTCGCTGATGCTGGTCTTTCGCGCCGCCATGCTGAATTTCGCGAACCGCCACGCCTCGGATATCGCGGCCGAGGTCGAGGCGGATCCGGTTCGCCTCGCCGGTGCGCTTGAAGGCTACATGCGCGTCGCCCTGGCCGAGCTGGCGAAGACGCGGGCACCACTGGACGCCGGAACCTTCGGGGACGCCGCGTGCTGAGCGAGGGCGCCTTTGAATACCTGTTTGAGGAAGGGATTGCGGCCATTGAGCCCGACCCGCCCTTCACCGTTTCGGAATGGGCGGACGAACACCGTTTCCTAAGCTCGAAAGCTTCGTCGGAACCCGGCAAGTGGCGGACCGCCCGAACCCCGTACCTCCGCGAGATCATGGATTCGCTGTCCACGTATTCAGCGGTCGAAACCGTGGCGCTCATGAAGGGCGTGCAAATCGGCGCCTCGGAAGCTGGCTTCAACTTCGTCGGCTACACAATCCACCATTCGCCCGGCCCCATTATGTACGTCTTGCCGACTATCGCCATGGCGAAAAAGTTCAGCAAGACGCGCATCGATCCGATGATTTCGGAAAGCCCGGCGCTCGCTGAAAAGATCCAGCCGGCGAGGGCTCGCGATAGCGGAAACACAATCGAGCAAAAGGACTTTGACGGTGGCGCCCTGTTTATGGCGGGCGCTAACTCGGGCTCGGGCCTTCGCGGCTCGCCGGTGTCACGCTTGGTTCTGGACGAAGTCGACGCCTACCCGGCATCAGCGGATGACGAAGGCGACCCCGCCATGCTGGCGATCAAGCGAACGGCGAACTTCCCGCGTCGCAAAATTTTCATCACGTCTTCGCCGAAGCTCAAGATTAATAGCCGTATCGAGAAAGCCTTTAAGGACGGCGATCAACGCTATTACAACGTGAAGTGTGAGCGGTGCGGCACCCTGCAGCCCATCGTGTGGAGCGCGATCAAATGGGAAGCGGGCCGGCCGGAAACGGCGGCCTTCGTTTGCCAGGCGGCGGACCCAGACACCGGCGAGCTTTGCGAGCACCGGCACACCGAAGCCCGCAAAAAGTTCTTGCTGTCCGAAGAGCACGGCGCCGAGTGGGTTCCTACCGCGACGCCGATCCGGCCGAACGTGCGCAGCTATCACCTTTCCGCGCTCTACTCGCCTTGGTTCAAATGGTCGGAATGCGTCTCGGAATTCCTGGCGGCGAAAGACGACCCCGCGCTGCTACAGATTTTCGTCAACACCGTTCTAGGCGATTCATGGGAAGACCTTAGCGGCGAGAAGGCGGACCCCGAGGCCCTACTTTCGAAGCGCGAAGACTTCACGGGTTGCCCCGCCCGCGTCGCCCTCATCACTGCCGGCGTGGACGTGCAGCCCGACCGCCTCGAATGCGAAACCGTTGGATGGGGCCGCGACGAGGAATCGTGGTCGCTTGATTACAAGGTCTTCACTGGCGACCCCTCACAACAAGAGGTTTGGGATCAACTTGACGATTACTTGCGCGAGCGGTTCCCGCATCCCGCGTTCCCGAACGGCATGGCGATTTCTGCCACCGCTGTCGATACCGGCGGCTCAAATACGCAAGACGTTTACCGCTTCGTCAAGCCGCGCGAGGGCCGGCGGATTTGGGGTATCAAGGGTTATGCCGGACGGCGCCCGGTGTGGCCGAAAAAGCCGACACGAAACAACAAAGGCCGGATCAACCTTTTCCCTATCGGCGTGGACAGCGCAAAGGAGACCGTTACCAAGCGCCTCGAAAAGACGGGGCCAGACGTAAGGGGGGCCGGCGCATGTCACTTCCCCATGGAACGCGATAAGGAATACTTCGATCAGTTGACGGTCGAGGTAAAGAAAACCCGGTACGTCAAAGGCTTCAAAGATGTGTATTGGTGGAAGCCAGACGCCGCCCGAAACGAGGCGTTGGACTGCCGCGTCTACGCCTACGCCGCGTTGCAAGGCTTGATCGCGGCCGGCATCGTCTTGAACCGCGAGGCCACCAAGGTCGAGGGTAAGTTAGGCCCCGCCGAGCCCGCACCGGCGCCGCTACCGCCGGCCCCGGAAGCCTCGGCACCCGCACCCGAGGCCTCACCCCCGGCCGAGCTGGCGGACGAATCGCAACATGCTGGAATTCAGCCGCCTCGGGCGAATGGTAAAGTGCACCGGAAACGGCGTCGCGTCGTCGCCAGCCCGTACATGTGATGTCATGACCGATTTGGAAATATTGCTGGCTACCAAAGCGGCGCTGCTTAAGGCGATGCGCTCGGGCGCACTTATCGTCCAGCACGGTGACAAGCGTGTGCAGTATCGCAGCATAGACGATTTGCGGGCGGCCCTGGCCGGCATCAACGACGAGATCGCCACCGCCGAGGGTCGGCCTCGAAAGCGCGTGTTCTACCTTGACGTTCGGCGGGGCTACTGATGGGCATTATCTCAGGCATCCGGCGGGTAGCGCATGCCTTCCGCGTTACCGGCGGCGGGAACAACTCGTTTGAGGCGGCAGGCAATGGCCGCCGCTTGCGCGGCTTCAACCCTTCGAAAAACCACGTCAATGTCGCGATCCGCGCCGCCGGTCCGACCCTGGTCGCTCGCGCCCGCTGGCTTTACGAAAACGATGGTTACGCCGGAAACGCGGTGGACGAATGGACCTCGCAGGCCGTTGGCGATGGCATCAAGCCCCGGCCCCGCTTCAAGGGCAAGAAAGCGGCCAAGGCGGCACTGCTCAATCTGTTCTTGAAATGGACGGACGAAGCGGACGCCGAGGGGAACACCGATTATTTCGGCATCCAAGAGAAGGTCGCCCGCGAGGCCTATCTAACCGGCGAGTGCTTCGTGCGGCTTCGCAATCGTCGCCCTGGCGATATGTGGACCGTCCCCTTTCAGTTACAGATTCTGCCGACCGAAATGCTGGATATGGGTTTCAGCGCCTCGCTTCCGGGCGGCAATTTCGTGGTCGCCGGTATCGAATTCAACTTGCTCGGCGCCCGCGTCGCCTATCACTTCTGGCGCTATCACCCGCACGATGAACGGCCACCGAACACCGTGAGCGCCCGCGACCGCGTCCGCGTCCCGGCTTCCGAGGTGTTCCACGTCTTCGACGGACGCCAGGGCGGGCAAATCCGCGGTGTTCCCCGGATCGCTCGCGCGCTGGTCAAAATCTTCGGCCTTGAGATTTATGACGACGCCGAAATCGACCGCAAGAAAAACGCCGCGCTGTTCACCGCGTTCTTGATCGGCCGGGGTGAAAACCCCATGCGTCTTGACGACGAGGAAGACGAAGACGATTTGCCGATCGCCGGCATGGAGCCCGGCGCAATCGTGGACCTCGGCGACGATAAGGATATCAAGTTTTCCTCGCCGGCCGAGGTCGGCGGGTCTTATGAGGCTTTCCAGTATCGCACCATCTTGAAGATTTGCGCCGCGCTCGGGGTGCCGTATTCCTATGTTACCGGCGATATGACCAAGGGCAATTTCTCAAACGTCCGCACCGCCATTATGGCGTTCCGCCGCCGGATATCGCAGTGGCAGAACAATACGCTGATCCATCAGCTTTGCCGCCCGGTGTGGGTCGCCTTCGTTGAGCGCGCGGTGATGGCCGGGCTTGTCGAGCTTCCCGGTTATGACGAAGACCCGAGCGAATATTGGCAGTGCGATCACCTTCCGCCGCGCCAGGAATGGCTTGACCCGGCTAAGGACATCGCGGCCGAAAAGGAAGCGATCAAGGGCGGCTTGAAGAGCCGCACGCAATCCATTGCCGAACGCGGCTATGATCGCGAAGACCTGGACGACGAGATCGAGGAAGAGCGCGCCGAGGCGGCGGGGAGGAAGACCCCGCTTGTTTTCGATACCGATGGAACCGCGCCGCCGGCCGCCTCAAGCGCGGCGCCGCCGCCCGCGAACGACGACCCCGCAGATAACGAAGACGACCCGCCGGAGGATTTGCCAAATGCCGCGTGACCTTCCGCTAGTCGCGAGCCTGCTTTTCGATACGCCCTTGCTCATTCATCGCGGCAAGGCGAACACCATCCTTAACGCGATTGGCCCCCGCATCCTCGACGGCCTGGCGGTGGGTGCCTCCGAATTGCCGCGCCCGCAGCGCGAGGCCCGAGCCGGCCAGGGCCGGAACTTTCGCAGTGGCGGCTACATGGCGGACAACGGAATCGCCGTGCTGCCAGTGCTCGGAACCTTGATCCGGCGCGGTTCATGGCTGGACTCCGAGTCCGGCCTTACCAGCTATTCCGCGCTGTCCGATGCGGTCACGGAAATCATGTACGACCCGGCGGTTCGGGGCCTCATGCTTGAGCTTGATTCCCCCGGCGGCGAAGCCAGCGGTTGCTTTGACCTGGCGCGCTTCATTCGCAGCGCCAGCGAGGCCACCGGCAAACCGGTTTGGGGGCACGTCAACGAAGTGGCGGCCTCGGCCGGCTACGCGGTGATAAGCTCGGCCTCGCAAATTTGGGTGCCGACCACGGGCGAGTGCGGCTCGATTGGTTGCCTCGCCGCGCATGTGGATGTGAGCGAGGCGGACAGGCTGGCGGGCGTCCGCTGGAATTACATTTTCTTCGGCGCCGAGAAAGCGGACGGCAACATGCATGAGCCGTTGAGCGACCGGGCCAGGGCAACTTTGCAGGCCGATGTTGACGCCCTCGGCGAAATGTTTGTGCAGCTTGTTTCGCAACATCGTGGAATCGACGCCGATACGATCCGTGCTACGGAAGCACGTATGTTTCGCGGCGCCGAAGCGGTTGAGTCTGGCCTGGCTGATAAGTCCGGCACCTTTGACGAAGCCTTGGAAGCGTTCGCGAATAGCGTTGACGAATTGCAAACGGTTACGCCTCAAGCGTCGTCAAAATCGAAACTAAAGGTAGGGCTTATGACCAAGGTTCTTGCAAACACTCCGCCGGCCCCCGTTGTGGAGCCCGAGCCCGCCCCGGCC